TCAGTAAACTGAGCAGGCAAACCACGCATTGCAAAGTTAATTTCTTTGGCTGTCTTGCCGGTTGTTTCCCCTAGATCATTAATCCGTTTACGACTAGCTTCAATGATCCCATTAAGGCGGGAATACTCTTGGGTATTTACACCACCTTTAGCAAAGGCTGTCTGAAGTCTGTCTTGCTGTTGTTGAAGCCTGTTAAGAGCTTTAACAGTGGGATCAATTTCTTCTTGTAGCTTGGTGAAATCATCAGCCAACCCTTCTACACTTTTCCCTGTGTTCGGGGTTTTCTTAGAGAGTTGGTCTAAAGCTTTATTAGCTCTGTCAAGGTCACTTGTATTAACCTTAATCGTTAATTCTGCAATTGTAGGCATTGTTCCCTCTCAAAGCTAAATGTTATTTTATTTCTTTTCTCTTTGTTCAATCATCACCTTCAAGGCTTCTGATTCAAGCAATCTGATATCATATAAAATATCAGGAATATTCTTTTTCTTAACACCTACAGATTGTGCAACAAGAGGGATTACATTATAGTCTAAGCCGGTAGCGCCACATGCTCCAGTACGCCATTGAGTAGACATTCCATCAAAAACAAGGAAAGGCTGCCAGTTATCTGGAAGCACATCAATTGTTTCGTCTGGAAGATCAGCTTTGGATAGACCAAAGAAGCTTAGCATATTGTCTGGAGCATCTTGTTCATACAAGGCTCTACCGACCTTTTTTAGTTTCCCACTTTAGCCTTGGAGTAGGCTTCGTGATAACCACGTACAACAGCATCAGTGGTGTGAAGAGTGGCTTCAACAAGAGCACGAATGTTTTCGTCATTAAACTCATCAGAGAAGTTCCAACCAACAACAATATCTTTCAGTTGTTTTACGTTGTATTGGATTTCATCCTCTGCCATTTCCTCAAGAGAATATTCTGACTCTTCAGCTTCAGTCCACTTACTCACCATCTTCTTGGTTTCAGCCTGCCACTCATCTTGCAGAGCAGCAAGTTGTTTACGGGTGAGATATTTATATTCAAACTCCACTTCTAGTGGCTCACCACCAACACGAGGAATCTTTACCTTCTCTTTGAATGAGGGGTTTTGTGCAATCTTGAATTGTTTCGCCACGTTAATTCTCCTTAAATTGTTTTGCTCAGACAAATTGCGTCGTCGTAAGCTGTTTGGTATTTCTTTCTTACTGCGTTTGCAATCTCTTCGGAAAGCTTGTGTTCAACAACTACTTCTTCCCAGAACTCTAGTTTCTTTTCAACGTAAGATGCACGAGCCAAGTATTTATTCGGAAAACAACCCATATGGTTAAGAATTCCTTTATACCTTACGGCAGATGTGTATACGTCTGAATGTGCTCTATAAGACACTCCATAGAGCCTATCCGACGATGTGTTTAATCCTGTCAAGAACGCATTAACGTCATCTGGGATGAAGCAACAAGTTTCAAAAGAGTATAATGAACCGTCTCCGAAGATATCTTTATCTAGGGAATTACCTTCCCACTTTTGTGACACCATCCAAGGTTTGAATTTTGAAAATCTTAGAAAGTCTTCAGTTGCCTTAGTCTCTTTGTAAGATTCATTTTTCTTAGTGTCGTACTTGCCGCTAACCCTGCGAAGCATGTTATACCAGCAAGAGTAGTAAGGACACCACCACTTATTTCCATCTTTATAATTAATATAAACCGGGTCAGTTGTATCATTAATTCCGATACCGCACAACAGTTTCATTCCGGGTCTTGGTGCCATTTTATTTCCTCCAATTAAAGACCGGACAAAGCATCCGGTCTTCGTATTATACCAAAACTAGGTATTGGAGGTCAACTACTTATGCACGAGTATATCTGGTGGGCTGGCCTTGGACTGCCATAGTCATGGTATTGACGAGCAGTTCGTTAATAGTTACGCCCGGGGTTGGTGAGAAAGTGACGATAGATGGGTACAGAATGCTGTCACCGTTCACCAAGTTCAAGCGAATGGTATTAATACTAAGGTCTTGGTCGTAACCTTGAACTACAGGTACGAAGGCTTGTGCAGGGTCATCAGCCACAGTCAGTGTCATGGTGATAGCTGACTTAGTGGTAGGTAGCTGGACTTGAGTGCTGGAACTGAGAAATTGCACGTCTAGGAAGCTCTGTTCACCCCCCGCAAACTCTACAGCAGTAATCTGAGGAACCTGTACAAAAGTCTCTACAGACTTAGCAGTACCTGAAGAACTGCCAACGGGGAAGAAAGTGGTATCGGTAGTATCAACTTGAGAACCGACAAGCGTAAAAGTATCTATGGTAACAGTGCCAACTACAAAAGAGCGGTTGTTTAGACGCTCCCATGCAGAAGTAATCTGAACAATATCACCTTCAGTGAAACCGTGAGCAGTAGCAGTAACTACCGCAGGATTAGCATTAGAAATGCTGGTAATAACTACAGGAGCACTGTAGCTGGAAGCTAGGTCAATGGTGCTACCATTTGGAAGTGTATAGGCCACTTTTATTTCCTCTTGTTTACATTTTAATTTTTAATTTGTGTCCGCTCGATAATCAAAATAACAAGGGACGATCCAGCCTCCATTCTGAACTTTACCTTCTGGTGTATGAAGCGGACTCATAACCGTGACGGTAAGTGGATCAGAAAGTGATCCAGACTCTGTATACCGCTTGTACACGGTAAATTCTTGTTGTAACTCCGCAGAGATTTCATCTGATTTTGATGTTGCTCTGCCTGATGGGGATACAATAGTTATTTGATATACGCCGACGAAAGCTTTATGATCGCCACTCAATGTTCCACTATTTGTTGAGGCAGGCATTAAATGAGATACTAAATAAGTTTCATTGGTTGTTGGAGTGAATTGCACGTTATCAAATGCAACTCTAATTCCTTTATTCTTTGCGTAGGTATTTAAAGCTGTTTGAAATAAATTCCTTACTCTTGCATGAGACATTTGATATTCGTCCTCTAAATATTAAGGCGAACTGCCTCGTTTACAATTTCACTGAACCTTGCTGCTGTAATCCTCAGTACACCTTCAGGAGCTTGTCTACTGAAGCCTTCCTCTGTCACCTTAGCTGTTGGGCCGAAGTATGTACCGTATTCAAGGTCATATCCGTATTCAACATGGTTAACAATGTAGGCTACTTGTCCAGCAGTTAGTGTCCCTGCTTTAGAAACAATATCAGCAATCGTTGCACTTCCAGAAATATCTTCCCTTGAAAGTTCACCAGAGCCTTCGCTATCAATTGTTAGTTGCCAGTTCCCTCTAAAATGACCTGTATCAACAGGGCTAAGTCTGACAACACTCCTACCAATCTCAATGACAACATCACGAAAGATTCCATTCATTGTAGCTTTTACTTCTGCTGTCCAGTCTTGCAGGGCTTTAGTGAAATCATTCATCAGCTTGTCCTCACCCTAAGCTTCCACCCACAGCCATACCCATTTTCATTGAATGGGTTAACTTCAATAATCTTGACTAAATGACCAAGGAAGTTGATTGTATCGTCAATGCTTGGGGTTGGCATTTCAGCAATAGGGTCGCCTACGGCGGTAAGCTGGATAGGAGACAAGTAAATCTGATAGTCACTATAAGGGATATCAAAGTTTCTATGAGTGTACTCGGAGTAATTAACTCTTACACCTGTCCCAGTGTACTCACTGGTAGTCTGAGGAATAGTTCCTGTAGTTGGGTCAAATTCTCCATCTTCTACTTTAGTGAGTGTCAGTTGCACCCCTTGTCCTTTAGGAGCCAAACCAAGTTGCTTGATAACCATGTTTCTCATTCGTTGATGCATCATGGCTTATCCCTCAGCAAGAAGAGCAGCAACTCTCTCCAGTCTTATTCCAGACGTTCAAGAAAGTTTCATAGTTGACAACATCACACACTCTATAATTTAGAAGTTTGTTCTTGTCACAAGGGCCATCATTACCAAACCAAGGCATCAAACCAGCAGGAGGAACACGTCCTACGTTACTAATCAAGTAATCAAGAAGTTTGAGGTAATTAGCACCAGTAGAATTAGAAATTTGCAGCTCACCAATCACTTCACGAGATGATTCACCACTCACCATATATCCAGCAGAAATGGCAGCATATACAGCAGCTCGGTTAACATCGCCTTTACCTAACGTAAGGAACTGAGCATACTGAGCTTCAGTGAACATTGGGTAGTATGGGCCACCCGGAACATCACCTAGCATAAGAGCAAGGAGAGCAATCTTTTCTTCTTCAGTCATTTACGTCTCCTTAAAACAACAATGGGCGGCGCATTGCCGCCCATATATGCTCACACTATTAGGTGAATGCTACGTCAAATACTGCTTGAGGATAGAGCAGACCGTTCATGAAGTTGGATTCAACTTTCATTTGGATCAGATCATCTTCATCGTTCAGTTTTTCCCAGTAGTAACGACCACGGGCACGCTTGTTCACATCACTGAAACGGTTAGCAGGAGCGTAGTAGGTTTTGAACATACCACGGACACCAGTTGGTAGAGCAATACCAGCATTCTCTGCAATCCACGGTACGAAATCACCAGTTGCAGGATCAACCATACCACCAGCACCAGCATCAATGAAACGAACACCCCATACAGTTACTTCACGGAAGTAGGTGTTGTAACCACGAGCTTGTTCAGCAACGCCAGTCAGCAGACGGGTCAGGTCTTGGTTGAAGTATTTGGTAACTTCGGTGACGAACGGGTTGGTAACAACCGCATCGAACAGGTTAGCACCACACAGGACGATCAGTTCACGATAACCACCACGGGTAGGGGCAGTACGCAGAGCCAGTTTCATCTTACGAACCAGATCGCTTACAGCGGTACGAGGGTCGTTGGCACCGGTCAGGGGGAGGGTTACGGTTTCACGAGTAACACCCATTTCCTGATAGAAGTCGATGGTATCGCCATAGGAGGTAGCCAGAGTGCCGCTTGGTGCGTACACAGTACCATCTTTCAGCAGTTGCATACGAGCAGCTTCTTCGGTATCATCAAAGGAGCCGTTCATGTAAGCCAGCTTTTCAACACGAACATCCATAACTTCTTCAAGACCGGCAGCTTCAAAGATGCTATCTACTTTAGCAACACCGTCGATGTCTTGAGGCTTGATGGCATCTAGCAGAGCCATGTTTGGGATAGAAGCTTGGATGAAACCACGAGTTTGCTTACCAACCAGGGTGTCAGGTTTAGCATCCCAGTTCTTATCTTTTACAAGGTGGTTAGACCATGTGCTACGCTGAATCTCAATTTTCTTTTGGGTAACGTATACATCTTCAAAGATACCAAGCTGATCGATGATACCTTCGTTACGTGGAATTTCTACCAGAATGTCGGTTAGTTCAACGTATTTACCCTGACTCAGACGGTCAATATTCTTGTCAATAATTAGAGGCATTATTTATTCCTTCTTTAGATTAGTTAATTAAACGTCTGTGTCTTACAGGCCGAGGTTGGTGACATCGTCTAGAACAACCAGACCTTGATCAGCCAGCAGTTGTTTCAGAACATCGAAATCAGCACCAAGGGCAGTGCCGTGTACAGCTTTCAGGTAGTATTCTTTAACACCAGCATCGCGCTTAACAACGATAGCGTTATACTTACCAGCAACTACAGGACGCAGAACGAAGTCAGCAGCGAAGCCATAGTGGTTGCCGAAAACAACAGCAAACTCATTGGTAGTTACCAGAGAAGCGTTGGTGGTTACAGGTGCCCAAGCAGCAGCTTTACCGAGACCTTTAGCACGGAAAACAACAGTACCAAAAGGAATAGCAGCACCAGCGGTTACAGTGATGTTAAAGCCGTCACCAGCAACCATCGGAGTTGCACCAACAGTGATAGTGAAGCTCAGGCCACCAGCGTTGAAAGCTACGCCAGTAGAACCGTTACCAATAGAATTGCCTTCTGGGCCGAATACTTGGAAAGTGGTAGCAGTTAGAAATTCCACTGCATAGACACCGGCATAAGCACCAGATACAGTAACAGTACCTACAGTTGCGTTGCCAGTGTTGCCAGCTTGAGCTGCTACTTGAGCAGAGCCAGCAGGCGGAGTGATGTTTGCGTCATCTTGACTGAAGTTGTGGCTCAGGTGTGCGACCACTAGGTCGGAAGCACGCTTCAGATCGGTAATAGGAGTAAAAGCCATTAGTCAGGTTCCTCTTTACTTATTTATATTTAGAGATAGAAAGCTAATTACAAGAATTATTTCTTATAACGAGCACGAGCACGTTCTACACCAGCCTGACGGATGGCTTCAAGACTACCTTGCTCAGTGGTAGCCTCTTCTTCTCGTTCAACACCCTCATTACCAAGAGCTTTAAACTCTTCAGCACGAGCAGCTTTGATAGCAGCATGTTGAGCGACAATTACGTTGAAAGAAGCATCTTCCAGAGAAGCTAGAGCGTCATAAGTAGCTTCCACTTGATCAGCAGGAAGAACTTCTGCAAGAGCAGCTTTACGCTGAGCAATCTTTTGTTCAGCAGCTTCTTGAGCTACACGCTCAGCTTCAGCTTTAGCAGCCTCAGCAGCAGCTTTATGTTGCTCAGCAAATGCTTGCAGTGATTCAAATTGTTCTTGCATTTCAGCAAGAGAAGCAGTCAGCATACTTACTTGTTCAAGAGAAGCTGATAGCTCGGCTTCCTTGGCTTGAAGCATAGCTTCCATTTCTTGGATTTTTGCCATTTCAGCTTTGTCCTCTTTGGTTTTAAGTTTAAACATATCTTTGAGCGGGTTGCTCATGTCAGATTCCTCTAGGTTAGATTGAGCAACAATTGCTAGATAGTCGTAAAATTCTTCCAACTTCATAATACCATCGATAAGACCGAGAGAT